AGTTGAGTCCCTTTTGAATATGCTGAACAGCCTCATCATAGGGAATCTCCTTGTCCTCATGGTTATACTTAATTTTAATGGTCTGCGGCGGTGTCGGATCGGTTGGGGTTGGGCCGGTTGACTGGTCTTGCGCCGGTGTGTCTGTTGGTATTACAGGATCGGTCGGCGGTGCTGCTGGGACAGGATCTGCCGTTGGTATGGCAGTGCTTAAAATTGTTTCTTCCACTAATATCATCCTTCCTTGGCCTCTGGTTGGGCCGTTCGAGTAAATAGAAAACCACCCAAAATGGGTGCTTATTTATCGCCACTAAATGGAGTTGTAATTGCATTAAGGTCTGTGTAGGTATTTTCGTTAAGCTTATGGTCTCCACACCAATCATTTACGAAAACTACCGGGTACCCATTCATACTTGGTGCATGTCGTCTGCATCTTCCCAAATCAACTATTCCTTGACTGTTTATTTTGGGAGTAAACCACATGCATGTCTTGCACTTCATTCCTTCGCTTCTATGTTTCCAGGGGTCCATTTATTTAGCCTCCTCTAACTGTGATTTATATTTCTCAAACTCACTGTCCCGGTAAAGGTGAATACAAGGGTAGTGAGTATCAAGCCAGATTCCGAAGTCATGCGCTGCCGCCCGGATGCAGAAATGCCTGTCCTCGCCCCAATAGCTGATGTTGTACACCCTGTCGTAATTGACGCCAGCCTGGATGACCGGCTTACTGATCAGGATGCAGGCACCGGTCATGCCGATTGGGTACAAACCAGGCACGCGCCATTCCTCCAGACGTTTCTCGTGTCTAAATTCAAACATATTGTAATCCCAGGCGTTGGGTGCCTCGATGTCATCCGGCGTCCAACGGGTCCAAATTATCTCAGCCACTATATCCTTCCTCGCCTCAAGAAGAGTTATCAGCGTCCGCGGGTGCAGGATAAGGTCACTATCCACAAAGAAAACATAGTCATAGTTATTCTTCTTGGCAAAGTCAAGGATACAGTTCTTCATCCCGGCTACGTGGGACACGTTGGTACCTGTCCAGTGATGCGAAGTTTCATCGGTTTTGTACGATTCATCGGTCCGGTATTCCGCATAAAAAGATTTGTCCTTTATCAGCGGCAGCAGTTCGGGGCTGTTATGGAAAATAAAAAACCTGTCAATCTCCGCCCCTTCGGGTATTTCGAGATTATCCAGACTTTCCAGGTATGCCTTGAAGATTTCTTCCTTTTGACGAACCGGGGCGGCTATGAGGATCCTCATATATACCTCTCATATATAAATAATATTTGTTCTCCCCCGTCATAGAAGACATTTTTTGATGGTACAATGCATCTATGCTTCAACCTAAACCCGTTTAACTCTTGGGGGAAAGTGTTTTCGTTTATCGTTACAGGGTGAACTTCTGACGGTGTTTGGCTATACGGTGTCATAATAACAAGATACTTATTAGATAACTTTAGTATCTCCTTCGTTTGACCTATGGGATCAGTGAAATGTTCGAGACAGTTTGACGTTATTACAGCGTCATAGGTTTTCTGGGGCCACTCATGGGTAAAATTGTACTCTGGGTACATTTCCTTTGCTGTTTTTATAGCGGTTTCCGAAAAATCATACCCCTCTGCGCTATATCCTGCCTTATTTAGTACTTCTACACCCTGACCCATTGCGCAGCCCCAATCAAGAACAGTTGCATTTTCAGGGAATTTCACTGCCTCCAGGATGCGTTCCATGAAATATCTTGTCTGTTCTACCCCGTCTATACCAACTCTCCAATTTGCCTTAAACTCGTTCTCCCACCACTCTTTGCTGTTTGTGTCACTGAAAAAAGGTTTAAGATTCGGTTTGTCATCTAAAATACTAAGATAATGCCCCATTACCCCGTATTTACCATCCGGATCAGCCTTTATATATCTCTCATACTTGGTTTGTCTATCTTCTGGCGTACTCCACCCCCAATGCTGAATTTTCAGCCCCGTGCTACCTACCATGCCACCGGCGTTCACCGGGAACCTGCCGCAGTGCAGGGCGGTTTCCCGCCAGACATATTCCTTTTCGGCATCGTACCGGACACACATCACCCAATCCCTGGTATGGGCCGTCCATAACGGATCGTCCCGGTAATGCGTTGGGCTCCACATATCGTAAAGGTTAAACGCAAGACCGTCAGCACCGCACTCTTCGGCTGCTTTGATGCGGTCAGGTAGCAGGTCGATATTGGGGATAGTCTCATCCGCATCCAGGCATAGAATCCAATCTCCGCCCCTGGCTACCAATGAATCCATATACCACAGGAACTTTCTCTGACCCACCTCATTTGTGGCCCATACCGATTCCTGAGAGTAGCAAACGATAGCCCCGTATTCAAGGCAGATATTCGGCGTATTGTCGGTGCTGCAATCGTCCAGGACGATGATTTTATCGCACACCTGGCGCATCTGCTCCAAGACCTGCCGGAGCCACCTGTCAGCCTCATTCCGGACGAGCATCATCCCGATTAGCATATAACCTCCTTATATTTTCGGTAATGTTGGTCAGTAATTGTCTGCGTCCCTATATGCCCACAGCAAAGGGAAGTGTCCACGTAAACCTTAAACCCGGCATCACGCACCCTCTTACAGAAACCCAAATCCTCAGCCAGTACCGGCATGGGGAAGAATAATGGTTTCGGTGTCTGCTCAAGCACCTCTCGCTTAATCAGGCAGCAGGCCATACCCACGCCCTCAACCTCGGCAAGTCCCTCCGCCCAATCGTCAGCAGTCTGTACTTGGGCCTCTTTGCCGTCAAACTCAACCCGGGGATAAAAGCAAGGCGTGTACGGCTGCATCCGCTTAAAAGCCATCGCCGACACTACCGGTTTATCCCACCTCAAAAGACGCTCTATTGTGTCCGGCGCCGGCTCCATGTCGCTATCAAGGAAGAATAGCCATTCATAGCCTTCTTTCAGGCAGTGTTCGGCAGCTTGCTCCCGGGCCTCGTAGATTAAACTACTGCCGACAAAGCGAAAATCAAGTTGTTCGCAGAACTGCCGGGTATGGAATAATAACTGCGTCCAGGCTACAACGAATTGATAAGGGAAAAAGCCGGTATGAGGTACGCAGATTAAACCCCTCATGCGTTACCTCCCCCCACCTGCTGCATTTGCTGCATTATTTGGGCTTGTTGATCGGGAGGTAGTTGCATAAACGCTTGCTGCTGCTCCGGTGACAGTTGGCTTAATAGTTGCTGCGGATCTACCTGCCCCGGCGCTTGCCCCGGCATTTGTTGCTCCGGTGTTGTAAGCATAGCCTGAAAATCCTCCGGTTTAAGTTGGATCCCCGCCATTGCAGCAGCCTGAATCTGCCCACTAACAGGCAAATCTCTCATGCTGATTGACACATTCGGTAAATCAGTCGGCGCCGGAGGGGTATTGGCTTTCTGCTGTTCAATCTGCTTAATTTCATCAATCAACTCTTGTTTTTGCGGGATAACACCATTTGGAATCCTCTCCAGGTACTGCAAGAAGTTTATTTTCTCGGCTTGCAGCAGGTTATCAAGGGTCTGCATGGCAGTAATTTCGCTCCAATAGGAGGATGGACCGACATCTACCTTGAGTTTCAGCCGCATATCTTTAAGCTGGTTAAAATCAAACGGTACTACTTGGCGTTGCCCGTTGGTGCTAATCGAGATATTGCGCTTTCCGTATTTCGTTGCCATCATATCAAGCCAAATATACCCGATATCCTCCACAAACTGATACAGGTTGGCCTTGATTGTCTCCAGGGGGACAGCCGCCGCCTGCTGGACTGCGATAATAGCCGCGTGGTTATCGGGCTTTACATCGCCAAGGGCAGCGTCTGAAGCGCCTAGCATATCCTTGGTGTAGTTGATACTCGCATCAATAACTTGCATCACCTGATTGGACATATTCCCAGGTTGCAAGAATGCCGCCACTTTGTTAACGTCTTGCCCACCAGTAACTGGAATAGCCTGCCCGATCTGATTGTTCCACTCCTTGATAAGGCTGGAATCGTATACTGCCTTGGGGAAGGCGTTATACATCAGGTTAAGCATTACCATGGCGAACATCTTGTTAATGAAAATTTGATTCGGTACCAGCCCGGTTCCTACCGCCTGCCCGTGATAACTGTTCTTGCGCTTGTCCCAATTCCCCCAGGCAATAGGATAAAGTTTCTGTCCGGTATCTATGTCCTTTCTGATCTCAACCGCCCGGGTGGACTTGTTCCACCAGATTGTCTTGGTCTTGGTGTCGCGCCAAAACTTGATGATTGCCGTTGTTTTGCCGGTATTTTCGCCGGAGGCGTCCAATTCAATCTTAGCCATGTCACCGGATTGCTCTTGAGTATTGGTATCGCCGCTGATCATGTTGACCCTGTATTCCTCGACGCCATTCTTACGCGCCTCCTCCCGGAGGTTGGAAACCAACTCCCTGAAAGAAATAATAATATAGGGTTGCTTCTGCACCCGGTAATCGTTGGGATTGCCAAAAAAGACATTGACATTATCAGGCAGCTCAACCTCTATATCGCCTTGAGCCTCCTGCCCGGTGTCAATCTCGGGATTCCACCAGCAGTAAGCGGCAGCGTCACCGGAAAGAGCAGCATCCAATAGCACCTGGCGAAGGTTGTTATCCATCTTCAGGCTTTCCCAGAGGGTTTCAGTATATTTAGAGATGATTTCCGCAGCCTGCTTGACCTCCAGTTCCTGCGGGTCCTGCGTATCGTCTCCGATATTCTCCGGCGTAAACTGCATCTTGACCGCGCTGGACATGATCGCTGCAATAAAGTAGTTAATAATGCGCTTGAAGATGTTGAATACAGGGGTTGGAAGGCCGTTGGAGACTACCCCTTTCCACTGATCGCCTGCATACATGCGCTCGTTGCGGTCAACGGTGGCGCCAAGGTCAATCTTGCGGTTGTAATCCTTGCCTTTTTCATACAGGTCCCATTCGCGCGTCGTATCGCTCATTCTTTCACCACCTCTTGAGGAGTTCCGTCATAGGCCAAGAGATTAGCCAGGCCGTCGCGAAACTTGTCCTGCTCCTGCTTTGTCTGCTTAGCCTCCCGGTGCTCCTGCATGACCTTAATAGGCCCCTTAATTGGCGCTGGTGTCTTACCCTGCCCAACGGCTAGCCCGTCCTGTAGGCCGCGCCTATAGGCCATTAAGGGGCATAGGAAAAGGCACAGCCCAAAGGCAATACCCATGATGGTGTATTCCATTGTCAACCTCCAAAGTTAATGTAGCTTTCATCAGGCTTCGCTCCGGTGTAGGGGTCAGGCTTTGGCTTTTCGTGCTTCCAATTACAACGATGCGGCTTCGCTTTCTCTTCATCTCGGAACTGTAGGCACTCATAATTCATGGCATATCGCGCCGCATCAATCGTATGGTTATTCTTGTCTGGGTATCCTGCCTTCCAGTTGCCGTTAACGTCCTTGTCTAACTCGTAGTTGCAGAACTCCCGGGTTGTCTCCGGGCATCGCTTGTCGTCGATAATGATAGCTTCCAGGCTTTGCAAGAACTTGATGCCATACTCAATGCTGTCAGGCCCCTTCTTGACCGGTGCCACCCTAAGTCCATACTGGCATAGCTCGTTGATACTCTTGGGCTCCGCTGAGTCTGCCAGGATTGGCTCGTTGGAGGTGTTCTCCTGCTCAATATGAGTATATGCTGCGTGGTTAGATAATCCAACCTTGTAAAACTCATGATAAATGAACAGCCGCTTTAACTTGCGGTTATAGCTGCAAACGAGATAAGCAAACGGGTCAATCGCGTACCCAAAGTCCATCCCGCGGCGTACAGTCTCAAACTCTTTTATTTCCTCATCGCTAATTGGCCGGATTTGGACATTGCCAAATACCTCACCTCCGGTACCGGTAACCTCTCCAAGGTACTCATGGTTATAAGACGTTTCTTTTGTGGCCTTGAGGTGCTCGGCCTCTGCAATGAACTGCTCACCCAGCCAGGCCGGCGAGACCGTCAAATAGCTGCTGTGGTGTACCATGCGGTCAGGCCGGGTCAGCTGCACCTCAGTATTCACCCAGTTGGCCGCTGATTTCGGCGGGTTGTAGGTGTAGAACACCACAAATTTAGAACCGCCACGAAGCAGTGTCTGGTTAATCATCCGTATTTCTTCGGTTCCGTTAAACTCGTCAACTTCCTCGTACCAGAAGAACTTGCAGTAACCATGCCTAAAAGTGAAAGACTTGATTTTCTTAGGATTATCAGCCCCCCGGAATAGTATCTTTTGCCCCGTAGGGATATACGTTAGGCTTAACGGGCTAGTATTCTGATGCCAGTATCGTTCTACCCCTAGCGCATCTATTGCCCAGCATAGTTGTACATATACACTGTCCTTGAGCGTATCCTTGACCTTCCGCAGGGCGCAGGCGTTAGCGTTAGGGTCCTTCATCATACCCAGGACTATTTCCAGGGCTGCAAAAGAGGATTTGGTCGATCCCCGACCGCCTTTAGCCCAATAATGAATATGCCCACCTCGCTTGATGTCGGCATGGACCGGGTGAAATGACGGAGCGATCAAGTTTGAGATGCGAATTTCAGCCATAAAATATACACTCTCACTATTATTTTCTAGCAGAATTAAGCATAAAAACCGCGTAGTATCCTAAAACATAGTATTAATACGGCTTTAAGACTGCTTTCTAGTTTACATAATGCTGATTAGCGGTACATGTCCACTATTTTTCAATGTCGTCAATTATCTTTACTGCCAATTCCCCAGTAACATTTAGGTTTTCCGTAAACATGCCCAGGTGACGGCCAAGAAGTTCCAA